TCCAGGCAATGCTAGTTGGGTTGCACCGTTGGAGTATACCAACGATACACAAATGAAAAACTATACACAAAGTATTTGGAACAAATACGGATGGATATTTAAAATAGGTCTAACAAATAGACAAGGCTGCGGACTTGTATTCGATACAAGATATACAGACCCTGAAGATGCAAAACAAGAATTTTTAAAACAAGCAGAAAATCGTAATATCAAAGAACCTAGATTAATAACTTGGGAGCCAAAACGATACAAAACACCAGCAGTACAAAATACATTTGCAATAGGTATGAGTGCAGGATTTGTTGAACCAATGGAAGCAAATGCACTATACATTACTATTGCAACTATTAAAGGTGTTGAACGTGCATTAAACAATAACAACATAGACGAATACAATCGTAGAGTTGGATTTACTATTGATGACATTGCCGATTTTATCGATGTGCATTACACACTTTGTAACAAAGGTTCAAGTGAATTTTGGAACGCACAACGTCAAAGAGGCATAGAACAAAACCATGTAGATATGCTGTTAAAAAAATACAACAGCAAATATCACAACATAGGACATGCTGTTGAATACTGGACTATGTTTCCAGATTATATGTGGTTAGAACTTGCAGCAGGATGGACTAAAAATATAGATAAGTTTAAAAAAGATATTCCTGCAGAAACAATAAAAAAATTTAAAGAAATTGTTGACATAAGAAAATTACAAATGCATAATGTAATGAAGAACGCACAAGATTACAAACAGTTTATAACGGAGTTTCATAATGTATAAATTTGAAATCTATGACGGCAGTCAAGATTTAACACAATGGTTTAAAGACGCAAAAGAGCACGGATACTACAACAACAGTAGTAAGGAAATGCTAATTGATTATATTGCAAAATACGAAGATGCAACACTGTTTTTGCTTTATTACAATGATCGAATTGTTGGTAATAGTGTTGTACATAGTTTAAAAGAATTAAGCATACTTGGTAAAGATGCATATCGTATCGGTGCAAGAACTTGTTTGATACGAGACCATATTGATGGTAATAGAGTATATGCACCTGCTAATGGTCCGGTAAATCATCACACTGTACAAATGCTATTACCTGTGTGTATTGAGCATGTAGGTAGAGATAAACCAGTTTATATCAGCACACACGAAGGCGGAGTAGGCAGTCAAGATCGTGTACACAAAGTATGGACGTACTTTACAAATAAACTAGGTATTACTACTGATAGTATTGAAATTGAATACAAAGGCACATTCCAAACATTTAGACGCATTGATGTAGATAGAATGTACGAACTGCTAAAAGAAGCAAGATGGCCCGAAGCTGAACAAGCCATTCCTTTGTTTAGTTAAACATACTTTTTACAAAGTTCAAAAAAGTCTGCCATTTCAGGAAACGCTGCGTTAAAATCATTACCGCGGCGTTTATCTTGTTCAGTAAAGAAGTTATAAAAATCTGCTCTGCCTTGCATAATCTTTTCTAATGGATATTCAGTCTTATCCATGTAATCAACTACACGACGAAACTTTTCATACTCAATAGTACTAAACTTGTCCTTGCGATTATCGTCAACATTTTCTTTGATAAATTGCAAGTGATCACGCATGTAACTCATATATTCTTTTGGAAGTATATTAATATCATACTGTAATGGCTCCTTAAGGTAAGGTGTGTCAAAGCCTAAACGCTGCCAACGATATGTGTCAACATTGTTGTACTTGGCACGCCATTCAAGAATTTTTTCAAGCAAACTGCGGAATGTTGTTACACTAAAGATGTTGAATGTAATCATCAGTGTCATAGGTGCTGTAGTGTTACGCATCCAATAATCTAGATTACGTTCAAATACTTCTACATCTAGTCCATCACGAATATACTCCGCACGTTTACCCCAAGTGTCAATACTACTAAACAACTTAAAACGTCTAATCTTATTATTTGTTAACAAATCGTTTACACGGTTAGTAAACTTTTCTAATTGACGTGGTTTGCCACCTAAGTTACTATTACAATTAAGTTCCAAGTCTGGCTTAGGGTCTGCATCTAGAGCATCAAACAATCTATATGTACTTTGCTGTATTGTAGGTTCGCCGCCTGTAATACGCAGAATAGTAAGCTCTTTACTAAGCTCAGGCCACCATCTCCAAAATGCATCAAGGTATGGATTGTTCTCTTCAGGGTAAATGTTAAACCAGTCGATGTCACAACGGTGGTTGCGTACATTAGTATAAGGACCGTGTTGTGCAATTTCTTGATAATATCTACTGCTTGCTTTAGGGTGACAGTAGCCGCAACGGAAGTTACACTCATTACCAAATGACACTTCTAAATACTCTGGATTTACGTTAAACTGCGATCCACCTTCTTTGACTGCTTGTAGTCTATGTTTAAAGAAAATAGTTTGGTTACGCTGTTTACGATCACTAATGTAATCTGCACCCATGTTTTCAATGTTCCAGCAATACTGACATCCAGCACACTGTTTACCTTCCATCATTTCTTGACGCTCTGCTTTTTTGATAGCAGTGTTATGAATTGCACTAGGATTAGTTTTAATTTCTTCTACATCAATCTTATGAGGAGCAGGATGATAACAACTGTGTGTTTCGCCTGTTTGAAAATAGATGTTAGCATGATACCATTTAGCAAAACAAAATGTAGGAGAAATTTCTTTTGTTATAGCATCAATGCGTTTGATTTCTTCGCTTTCGCTACGTTCCATTATTCTCTATCCAAAAATTGTTTGCTGTTATCACGTGCAGGATTTTGATACACTGTTTTAAAGAACAAACTTTGATTACCGTTGAGCGGTTCAGCAGCAATAGGCAAATCAAGTTCTTCAATTAACTTGTAACCAAGATCAACTGTATCTTCTTCCATTTGATCTTCATCAATGTCTTTGCTATCCCAATATTCATTGAGCCAGTCAAAGTCACGTACATTAATAAAGTCCCAGTCTGTACACATTGTTTTGTACAAACCTTCTCTAGCACCATAGATAGCCCAACGACCGTTTTCTACATCTGCACCTACCATTAGCCAGATATACAAACGATGCAAGTTTTTCCAATGGTTTTTATGGAAATCTTCTACACTAACACGCAAGCCTTGATCTAGTGCCATTTTAACACCTTCACGAAATCCTGCTCTCCATGCTTGTTTTGGTGTAGCGTTATTATAAATGTCACTAAATGTTCCATTCATTTGAACATATTCGGTATCCCAACAAAAATCTACTTGTGCATGTGGATTGTTTGGATCTGCGTTTTCATGTGTACGCATGTTAAGTACATGTTGCTTAGGCCAGCATTTAATGCCACCATTTCCGTACTTGAGTCCGTTGATGGTATTTTCAGCAGTCCAGCTAATAACTTTATTAGTTAAATCTGTGTTTTCGTCAAAGTTGATCACTTGCGTAAGAAAATCATCGCGTATTCTATTGTCGCCATCGATTGTAATAAATCTGTCTGTGGTAGATTTCTCAGCGGCTGCTTTGTGAGCACTGTCACTGCCTTTTACACCATGTACACGTTCTGCCCAAGGTACTTTTTTGCAAAGGTCGGCATAGTTTTGTTCTGCGTTAGGCTCATCATAGCTCAAGTATATAATATCGTAGTCAACGACACGAAAAGTGTTACTCATTTATTACCTCGTGTAAATAAGATCCGAATCTTCTTATAGTATAAATGCTAATGTCTAGATTGTCAAACTCAAAGTCGTAATCAAAAGGAATTTCGTTTCCATCAAACTTTAACAAACGATATAATATATTTGGATCACCTTTTTTTGTTATACTGTAAAATTGTTTTTGCGGAACAACCGAAATGTTTTGTTCTTGTAAATAACTATCTAACTGTTTGTGTACTTCTATACGCCAACATTTTTTAATATTATCTTGTACAATTTTTATTTCAGCATAATCGTCATCAAGTGTTGAAGGCACTTCATATATAAACGCTTCTTTAGAATATGCATTTTCAAATTCAATTCGAGATTTCAACACATACTTTTTTTCAATAAAATCATAATCAACAATATAATCAATTAATCTTTCACGGCCGTCTAAGATAGGCTGAATTTTTTCAAACTCAATTTCAAAGCTATCTAATAGCTCATCAGGACGTCTGCCAATTCTATGAATGACTCCATTTTTATCAAACGAGACATATCTTTTTTGATCTATAGTGATACTCATTTATAATCCTAAATATGTTTTATACTTGTTTACAATGCGTTCTGTAACAAAGTCGTTCTCTGTGTAATGAAACACTCCACTTTGTTTGTAATTTCCAATTTTTAAAACTAAATCATCTGTTAAATATACTCCAACATTGTCTTGCCAACGATGGGTATAGTTGTTATTCCAGTTTTGTATTTTTGATTTCATATGTACAAAAGTAGGATACGACGATCTAGTATTTGTAATTTGTGTTTCGCAATCCATAATACGTGCTGCAATAGCTGCATTTAAATCCATACTACAAAAATTTTGATAAGTTTTGCCACCTGCATGTTGCTTGTAAAACTGCTGATAGTTGTTTGTTATCATTTCCATCCAGGTATAAAATTCATGAGCTAGTTCAGATTTTTTAAACCAATGAAATCCACTGTACAAGTTTGGCAAATTAAATTTATCAAAGGCTCTACGATAATACGTTCCAGATACTTCTTCGCCTCTATAAGTTAGTACTTTGCTAGTGTAATACAGATCATAATTTTGTAAAAATTCAAACCATGTGGTTAGGTCTTGTAAAACCAACATATCTGTATCCATTACAACTGTTTCTGTATAAGGAATAGCATGATATATTTTCCAACGATTGCTTACTTTCCATGTTTCGTTTTCAGCATGATCTCCCCAAGGTATTTCTACAATGTGATCAAACAACTTCTGATATTCATCTGGAACAGTGTCATTGGTAATTAAACAAATACTTACATCAGTATTAGTAGCATGTATACTCATTGCAGCAAGACATGCTTGTTCGATATAATTTGAATTTTCTGTATTTTGTGCTAAAAAAGTAAAGTTCTTAGTCGTCAATGCATCTCTCCAAACTAAACTTGTTCATAATATGTATATCATTGTCTTTTATTTGTGCAAGTGTGTACTCACCTAATCTGTTTTCTTTTTCAACTAAGAATTTAAAAGTATTGTCTGTTATATCAACAAGTACATCTCTATCAATAGTATAAAATTTTGTGCCAGGCATTTTACCAACGAAATTACCTTGTTGATAACCATTCATAATATGTGCTGCTATACTAAATGCAAAGTCGTTTCTATATGTTGTATTACTAAATTGAAATACACTTCTATAATGCCAATAATTTTCCTTGATATGCTTTACAAGATCAAAGAAAATTTTGTTTAATTCAGTTTTTCTAAAGAAAATAACAGTAGCCCAATAAAAGTCTACACTAGTATCGCTGATAGTTTTAAATTCAGGAGTATCACTATAGATTCCTAAATGTACTGCATCCTTGTACAGCAAAAGATCTTTATGTTGTACAAAACAATTACTTAATGTATTGCTGGCAATAATATAATCTGTATCCATTACAAGTGTCTCTTCATAAGGAGATAACTCGTAACTCATTTCTCTGCCGGCATTTTTAAAATTAAGTTTTGTCTTATATAATGCACCGTCTTGATAACGTTTAGTTGATAAAGTTTCAGATGATAAAAATATAATTTTATCAAAGTTTTCTACATAGTTTGGATATTTTGCAACAATATCAACGTCGGTCACAATACTAGTGGGCAAGTCTAAATACTTGCTTATGCGTGAGGCAAGGAAATTAGCTTGCTTTACATAGTCTATGCTTTCGTTGTTATATGCAAATAATAATACGCCTTTGCTCATAAATCCATTATACTTTCAACAGAACGGTTTTTCTTTAATTTGTTATATTCAGTGAAATAAGTATTAGTTGCTTCAAAGTACTTACTAACTACTGAACTTGTAAAACTTTCTAAATCTGTTACTTCAACCGGAATATCATTATCGTCTACAAGAATAGTGCTTGTTTGTTCCATTGCTAACAAACTTTGACAAAAACTTACCAGTTGTTGTGTAACCTTAAATTGTCCACCGTTGTGATAGTAGACTAAATTTTCTTGATGTTGTTCTTTAAGTAAACGTTTTTGGTTATTTAATGTAACCATATAGTTACTAATATCTAATGCTTTTTCCAAGCGTTCGTCCATACTAATCTCCGTAGAATTGTTAGTATAGTATATACAACTTTTTTAAAATTGTCAATGAAATACTGGTTAAAGATTTTTATCAGTAGCACCAGTTGGAGGATCTAGTTTGATAGCATCGTATGTAGTAGGTGTGCCGCCTTCTGTAATAGTAAACTCGCTATCAGGATAACGTGTTCTAAATTCACTAGTAATGGTTGCAGTTACGGGTTCATCGATTCTACCAGGTACATAACCTTCAACTTGACCGCCAGTACCTTGATCACTGTCATCAAATACTGCTTCCAATATTATTTGAGAGTTGTTAGGTACAACCATAACTAATCTAAATTGGTTATTGCTATAAATATTTTGGCCAAACGTAGGATTAAAGAAGCCGCCGTTGATACTATAAACTGTTGTACCGGCTGTTAAAAAGCCGCCACTTACAGTACTGTTACCGCTCATCGTAGCACTGTCATAACTCAACGAAGCAGAACCGCTGCTATAACAAACCCAGTTACCGTTTTGTTTGCGGCCAATACTTAGTGTTCCCATTGCACTTAGGATACGTGCCCAATCGCCGTCTTTGGTAGTTGCTGTTCCGCTTGTGCCGCCTGTAGCACTAGCATTAAATCTAATTAGGCCGCCTGCATTTAAATACCAGTTTCTAAAATTCTGGTTTTGAAATGAAATTGTAATTCTATGAGAAATAATATCAACAGTATCACCCCATGTGTTGCCTGCTTTTGTAGATACCATAGTAGTACCACTTGGATAACTTGCACGTACAAAGTCTGTTGAAAAACTTGCTTCTGGAAAGTTAAACGGAGAGCTATCGTCGAACCCTGTTACTAGACCTTGCAAACTTTGCCATGTTGTAATATCAGACCACTCAATTAAATCTGTCGAATCTACTTTGCCTAGGTCAGTGGCTGCTGATGGAGATACTGCATTATTTTGATGCACGTAACCTGCTTCCATGTCAAGATACAGTTCACGTTGTTGCTGAGACGTAACTAACTGAGTTGCACCGCCTGCAACTGTACTACTTAATAATGCTCTACCATAACCCGTTGAATTTCTTCCGATAGTTGGATCAACTGCCGAACGGATGTTGTTATAATTCAACGCTGTTATTAAGTCATTTACTGCCATACTATACCTTTTTTCAAATTATAACACACTTGAATTTAAAAATCAAGTACTATAAACTATTTACTTTATTAGAACTTGGAACATCAAGATCTACATATGTGCCATCAGGTTTGTAAAAATCAATAATACTTGTTAATGTTCCATCAACAGGTTCATCTGCACCGCCGCTGCCGTTAGCATCATCTGTTAATCTTATAGTAATTACAAGTGTTTTACCTGAATTTTCTGTATTTGCATAAACCGAATATAAGTTATCTGCATACACAGCACTACCAGCTTTTGAATATCCTAGTGTTTCTGTTGTTGTTAAGTTGTATGGAGTAAGAGTTGTGCTTGTTCCTACAGAGTTTGTACTAAACATTCCTGTATAATTAAACCTAATATTTCCCATAGCAGTAAACATTGCTGCCCAGTTACCACCTTTGGTATTTGTATAACCAGTAAGAGTAGCAGACATACGCAATTCGCCGCCTGCATTAAACCAATGACGTATTGCAGTTGCACTTACAAATGTAAATTTTACTCTATGTATAATTTCTTGCGGTGCTGAAGCTGGACCACCCCATGCAGTTGTTCTAACTGCATTAGCACCGGCATTAACTAAGTCTGCTTGAGAACTATGTATAACACGTTTGTCTGTTTCAATAGTTGTCATTAGACTTTCATACGAACTCCAAGTTTGTTCAATAGGAATAGTAGGATCTAAACTATTATCATCAGCAATTAAATCAGCAGTGGTTACTTCTTGTATGCTAGTCGGTTCTGTACCTGTTTGGTGCGTTCTAGCATTAACCATATCTCGATATAATGAATTAATATCTGATTCTAAAACTCTTTCGGTAGCTGCAACTTGGTTACTTAAAACAACTTGTCCGTAACCGCTGGTTCCAGTTCCCATAATTTGATTTAGTCTTCCTTGAAGTACATTATATCTACCTGATGAAATTAGTGCTTTTGCCATTATATTATCCTATTTTATGTACTTATACCTTTAATACGCATTCAACTAATTTTTCTTCTTCGTTGTCATTTGATTCTAATGCAATACCAACTAATGCTCTAGTTGCTAATGTTGTACAAACACCTTCTGATAATGCATATACTGCTTGACCTTTTTTGACAACGCCTTTAACACGTACCGGAACACGACCTTTTAGACCAATTGCTTGACCTTCACAATCATTGTTCATTAAGTATGCTGGCTCTGCACTGATTACACCTATTGCAAAATCGCTAGAATTAGCAGGGCGGGTTTCTGCTGTTGGATTATCAACTGACCCTTCTCCTGCAACTGCCATTGCTGTTCCTACTGGATATTCCTCAGCAGTTGTATATTTTTCAGCTAAGTCTGCATAACGTGCTGTTGTAGCTGTACCATTAAAAATTGTAGCTGTTAAGTTTCCGCTTGCATCTCTTGCTGCAATAGTGTTTGGTGTTGCTGCTGTTGCTGCTGATCTGTTTGTTCCGCCAACGCTTAATGTATCTGCACCTGTTGCTTGACCTGTAAATGTAGTTGCTACAACGTTTGCCCATTTAAGAGCACCAGTACCTAATGTAAATGTATTATTTGTTGCAGGAACAACACCTTTTGTAGTTCCGCTATAAACAATATCTACAACTCTATTTGTTGTAATGCCATCTGCACTTGCACCAAAGCGAATATCTGTACCTTTGTTGTTAAACATCTGTACAATATTACCGCCAGTAATCGAAATTTCAAAATCATTACCGTCGCCTAATAATAGGCCTGCATCTGCAAAATTAACTACACTTGGGAATGATGAATTTGCTGTTGTTACAAAATCTGATGCAAGGTTGCCACCTAAACGTAGTGCATCACTTGCAGTACCCCAGAAATAAGGAGTAACACCGTCAGTATCAATTTGTGATACACCTAGTGTGCTTGACTTTTTAAGTGTAATGCCTTTCTTGATTACACTAAAGTTACCAGGAATATCAAAATCTTCTACTGCTGTAGGTTGTGTTGTAGCAGGTGTAAAGTTTTCATCTGCAATAATATATGCTGGTTCATTTTCAACTAATGCAATAATAACAGGTTTTAATACTTCGCCAGGACCATAAATTTCAATTGATAGTAGCTGTGTAGTACCAGTACCAGCACTTTGTGGACCTACGAGAATCCATTCATTGTTTCCTGAGCGAGCATATAATTGATTGTTTGTTGTACTCCACCAAAGGTCGCCTTCGTTAACGCCTGCTGGTTCACTAGGAGAAACTTCTGCACCACCTGCATTTTTCCATGTAATACCAGTATAGTATTTTAGTTTTTCGTTAGCACTATCGTACCATACTTGCCCATCAATTGCTTTAGACGGTGATGTTGTTCCGGCAAAATTTTCTAACAAAAACATAATATTTTCGTTTTGTATTTCACCGTATCCTGAAAAGTTTTTACCAATAAATTTTAGGTCAGTAGTTTGGTCAATAGTACCGTCTTCAACTGCGGTAATTTGAGCTCCTGAATACCTGTTAATTATATATGCCATTTTGATTCCTCGTAGTTTATGTTATTTATCGTATTATGTCGGAGACCAAGGTGTAGTGCTTTGCCATGTCCATGTAGGCACCGATAATACTTCTGCTCTTTCAAATTCAATTATTACCCTCGACACAGAAGGAGTTGTGTAAACATATGGATCTGTAATACTAAACGATTCAACAACACTCTGGTTTTGTGTACCACCAGCATCAACAGGAACGTTTGTTATATTAACATTACCCATTATATTATCTGGGTTAGCATCATACAATTCGCCTGTACCTGGATACGGATTAGTTGTAGTACCTACTAGATACTCATCTGCAACAGTACCAATAAGTTTAACTACTGTTCCATTTGCTTTATCTGCTGGATCAATTAGTGCATTTAATAGTTGCCAAACTTGGTCTGCACTACCTAGATTAACTGTTGTTGAATAATCTAGACCAGTAATATCAACTGACAAGATAATCGGAAACGCTTGTAACTCGTTATCAACATATCCTTTGGTTGCAGCATCGTTAGTCTGACTTGGATTTGACAAACCTCTTAGCTGAACATTGCTAAATGTAACAACACCTCCGGTGTTTATGTTCAGCGGGCCTGCTTGTATAATGTTGCCGCCAAGTGAAATATTGCCAACAACATTTAAACTATCCAAGTTTCCAACTGATCGTAAACTACTGTTAACAACTGTCGAACCTAATTCTGTTTTACTTAAAACATCAGAGTTTCCAATTCGATATGCCTTTGCATTGTCATCAATTTCAATGTTTTCGCTGGTTGTCCACGCACTAGTTGCATTCATCCAAGTCCAGTCAATACTTCCTTCACTAGACTCAATTACAATACCAGCATCGTCAAGCACCGATTTGTCAGGTACAGTACTATCTTCAGATATAGCAAGTTGAATTTGTTTATCATTAACTCTTAAATTATTAACATCAAGTGTTGTAGTTATACCACGAACTGTTAAATCGCCTTCAACAATAACATTACCAAGTCCTGGAGTTCCGTCGCCAATGTGCAATTCTGCTTGAGGATTGCTGTTTTGTATACCAATTCTTTTCTCAGTTGCTTTGATTGTTATTGCATCGTAGTCAGCACCGCTTTTTAATCTAACAATATAATCAGCACCATCTCTAACGTTTTGTACAACAGTACTAGATGAACCGACTGTAAATTTGTGATCTAATGTGTCACCAATTACCAACGGTACAGGATGTGATATAGATAATTGACCGTTCATAGTATCGCCAGCAGTTGATACAAAATTATCAACAGTGTATACGTTTCCTAGACTATCAACAATTTGCAATGCACTTTCTGCTTGGCCATGAAACTTCCAATCAGAAAATGCTGTGCTAACATTAATCCCTGATTTAATAGTTGTAAACCCTGTTATAGGAATTTGTGGAATAAAAGTTTCTTTTGCATATATTGCTACTCTACTACCACCAATAAACAAGTCATTAACAATTTTATTTTGGCCGTTTTTATCTTTAAGAGTTCTAGTTACCCATCCGTTGATACCTTGGCTATAATCATAGTGTGGTCCAATTAACTGCCAATCCGAACCATCATAGAAATATAATCTTTTGGTATTTGAATCTATCCATATATCTCCATCGACTTTGTCAATTGGGTTTTGAGCACCTAATACTATATTATCTGTGTTTCTAAATGTAGAACCGTCATATACTTTTAATCTTCCAGCACCTTTATCATACCATAATTGTCCTTCAACAGGTTTGCTTGGAGCACTTGTGTTAGCAAAATTTTCTAAAAGTTTAATAAAGTTTTCATTTAGTATTTCACCAAACCCTTGATAGTTTTTACCTATAAAAATTAGGTCTGTTGTAGATGAGTCAATTGTTCCGTCAACTAATGTTAACAGTAACGAACCATCTGTTTTATTAAGTGCATAACTCATTAAACTTCTCCGACATACATAATGTAATTAAGTGTTAAGAACGGGTTAGTTACATTTAAAGGATCGTTATCTGCTCCGCCTGTAATATCTCCGCTGTTTTCCAATCGTGTTCCTGATCCTGCATCAAACGATCCTCCTGCTGTAACTTCTGGAGGTACTGTACTGTTTGTTGCTGTTGTTGTTGCATAAAATTGCTCGCCTAGTGAACTTTGTAGATCGTGTGTGTGACTTGGTAAGTTTGCTTCATCAAGTGTTGTTGTTTCTTCACCTGCAACACCGCCTAATGCATATCCTGCACTATCTGAAATTCTATTGTTCAATGTTGCTTCCGATCCGTCAAGTTTGCCTAAAATAAATCTACCTCTTAGATCTGGCAATCTAAAGTGTGTTAAATAACTGCTTGGAATACCGTAAACATGTGTAACTGCATCACTAGTAATTCCTAATGCTGCTGCCAATGCTGCATATTGTGCAAAAGTTAATTCTTGGTTGTTACAGAATTTCCAGCCTGCTGGTTCATACAATCCTGCATATGGCATAATTGTACCTAAAGGAAATACCGGCAAGTTTGTTATTAAATCGCCATATGTTACTTTATGAACACCAGTGGTGCTAGTACCATCAATGGTATCTGCTGTCGGTCTGTTTATCAATAACTCGTCAGAGCTAATAATTCTTCCGCCGGCATAGGTAGTTGTAATATCTGTTTTGTCTGTAAGGAAAGTGCTACTAATTGTTGTATTAAATGTTTTTGTTAACGAACCTGCACCGTTAAATGTAAATCCTGACGAACTTACATCTCCTGTCATATTAAATGTAGTAGAACTTACTAGTTCTGATGCTTTTGTAGCATTACCTGTGATACTACCTACAATATTAGTTGCATTAACTGTTCCAACATTTAAATTTGTTATATAAGCATTTGTATAAGGATTACCAGAAGTACCAATATTATAACTACCTCCAGTATGCTGAATGTTACCTTCAATTACAACATCGCCGTCAACATTTAAGTTGCCAGTTAAATTTGTATTTGTTGTAATATCTACACTGGTTGCATCTACTTCAAACACTGATGCAACTTGTAATTGCGTACTTGCTTTTATTGTGCCTGCAACATCTAAATCTACATCAGGATTAGCATTGTTAATACCAACATTGTTATCTGCACTTACACGAATTGCTGGTACATTACTAGCTGTTGTTCTTACATCAAAAGTACCTGTACCAACGTGGTTAAGAATACTGTCACTGCCCTCGACATTTAATACAAGTGTTTTAACTTGTCCTACTTCAATACCATTGTTATTTTTAACTTGCAGTTTGTATGTTGTAACACTAGTTTCGTCATTACGCATAAAACTAGTACTTGGTACTGTTGCACCATTTACAATAAGGTTGTTTGCTTTATCTGCTGTACCATTTAAATATGCAGAAATACTACTGTTTAGGTTAATACCTTTTTTAATTATACTAAAACCTGATATTAAAGATTTTGGTGTAAATTCGTCATCGCTAATAATTGTTATAGGTACATTATTAATATAGTTAACAATAACTGACTTTTCTACATTAGCACTTGAAACAATAATTTCAGTTAACGATCCTGATTTATTTGATGAATTGTATTCTGGTCCTACAAGAACCCAGCCGCTGCCGCTGTAAAGATAGAGTTGGCTAGTTTGAGTGTTTACCCACAAATCACCTTTTACGCTGTTTGTTGTGTCAGGTTCGCTATCGCCTTTTTTAAGACCGCCAGCACTAACCCAAGCTGTACCATCGTATACTTTAAGTTGATCTACTCCTATTGTAGTATCATACCAAAGTTGTCCTTCTACAGGGTTACTTGGAGCACTTGTGTTAGCAAAATTTTCTAATAACTGTAAAAAGTTTGTATTAAGTGCTAACCCATAATCTTGTTGTAGTCTGCCAACTAAACTTAGACTAGTTTCGTTGTTGACATCTCTGTCTTCAACTGTAATACTACCTTTGTTACTAACATCGGTAAATGGGACTTGATATGCCATTAGCTTGCTCCTCCGCTAAGGCTTTGAACACGAACTGTATAATCTATTTGGATTAATCTGTTTAGTGATTTTTGAACTGGGTGAAAAATAACATGAGTTAAAAGTTTCTTTTGACTTTCAACATCGTTGTAACTTATTAAACCTAATTCGTCAAAAACATAAGATTGTTCAGTATCACTAGCAGTGTCAAATGCGTCTTGGCCGTTTGGTTCGCCGTAATCTAGTAAACAACTTACAACAATATCAGTGTAGTTTGTTCCGCTTATGTGGCGAGTCTCAATCTTGTTACGTGTTGGGTCGACATTGTTAACAGATCTATCATCAACTACTTTTGTATAAGTTTGATTATACAAACTAGCATTTGTACCAGTACTATTTGGTGTGAGGTATGTAATAATACCAGTAGGGTCAACGCTAGTTCCGCCATTGCCAAACGCTATTTCGTAAATAAATCCTTGTCCTGCATTTGCTAGACTTTCTGCTAATGCCACACTCATATTTTCATAGTGAATAGCATTGCGTTTGTCTACAAATACAAACCCAGACTCTGGATTAAAAATTTTAATGTGTCCTTCTATATGTACACCTGTTAGTTCATCTGTTTTTTTCATGTCAACCTCACATTTATAATGTATTTATCGTGGTAGTTTTATTGTACTGCCTCTTAGGAATTTAGCGATTGCTGTTTGGCTATCAGCTAATGTGGTGCCTGGCTCAGTCCAGGTTTTACCCAATTTTCTAAACACTTGTACTCGTTGTCCTGCTGGCGGCACTGTTGCAAGTTTGATAACATTGTTATCACTTTGTGCTTGTCCTGATGCTGCTGCAAAGCCTGGGTATGCAGTTGCATCAACTCCTGTTAGTTCAGAGCGGTTTGTGTAAAGAGCAATTTCGTTATCTGCAATAACAGAAACTTCATAAAGATTTCCTGCAAATTCAACATAATCGTTTGGCAAGTTTACTAGTATAACTTTTTCATCATTAACAAATGTATGATTTTCAGTAAACACTATTTGCATAGGATTAGTTCCTTTGATGTATGCAATTTCGAAACTTTCGTTGTTCAACGAATATTCTGCAGGAATAGTTACGTCACCTTCTGGCGAATCTTGAGCAATAATGTCAGTAACAATAGTTTCGCCACTGCGTTCTTCTTGCTGGTACACGCTCGTTGAATGATTGCGTAGTCTACGTCCTGCTAAGTATACTTCAAACTCATTCAAATTAGTTGGAATAAAGTTTACAACAAGTTTATCAGTTGTACCATCAGTTAATCCAGTAGGAATATTATATATTGAAGCATTTATACTCACATCTTGATAAGGAATACTTTCGCTAGGTCCTTGGTTGTAAATTTTAGTACCAGTATTGTAAATTAATTTAGTACCAGTACCTAATGTACTACGACGAAGCTGACGTAGAGTGTTTCCTTGTACTTGATAATATTCAATGCGTTCGCCATCGATAAAGATTACACCAGGAATACGCTTGTTTGCATTAGGTAAATCAATTCCTGTAGCATCTTTTAATACAAGACTGTTGTCATAATATCTCAAGTCTTGAGCAAGTTCATAACTGTTCAAGTCGTTGATACGTTTGTAGTGCGTTCTGTTTAGAATATCTTTAAACTGTCTATAAGCAAATTTTGTTCCAACTCTTGGTGCTGCAAAATGCAACACTTGTATGTTGTCACCTTTTTCAGGAGTTTTTGCAAGTTTAACAGTTCTGTTATTGATTATTTTATAGTCAACATCAGGTGATAATAACCAACCGTTGTGAATTACCCAAACATAGTTTGAACTAATTGTATCAGACCCTAGCGAAATATATCCACTTGCAACACTGCTCATTTTTTGATTTTCGCTTGTGCCTAGCGGTGCATACTGTGATGTATGCACAACATTGTAGGTTATTCTGTCAAATTCATTTACATCATGATTTGAGAATGCCCAAATTTTTACAGGCACTAGCGGACGATCTTTTAAACTTACAGTTTCAGTATCAACAAATTCGATATTTGTAATTTTTGCTGGTGTACTGTCGTCTCCCATTATTTCAATAGGATCGTCAATTGTGTAGTAAGCAACCAATTCTGAAACATGTCCTTGAAGTGTAATTGTTACATCGTCGCCATCTTTGACATATGATCTTATTGTAGCATTTAACATTGTACTGTCTGGTAACTCAAACTCAATTTGTTCACCTGGAGCAAAGTTGTCAGTTAAGTTAGCAGCATTAGTCATAGTTAATACAGTATCTTGGAATGTATATTCTGCATCCTTGAGAATATAAATCTCAAGTTTGTCACCTAAGTTTCCGTAATTAACATTTTGTAATCTAACAGAACCATCAACTGCATCCCATACAAACTCATCTTTACGAAGTTTTGTTCCAGCTAGGTAAACTGCTACATCACCTTTTGCTATAGCATCAGTAGATTCAAACTGCCAAGAATCAATGCTGTATGTTCTTTCTGAAGTCAATGTATGTGAAATTTTATATCCAGGATTTAAGAAATTATCACCTACTTGCACAAGAATTTTATGAGTCAACGGCAATTCGTTAAATGGTAAATCAATAGCACCATTTACTCCAAATGTATGACTTCTGTTAGAACCATCACGAACAAATGTTTCATCAATTAATAGTTGACTATAAGTTTGTTCTTCAGTATTATAAATTGCATAATTTATAACGTATCCTAACGGAATGTTTGTAGTAAAGATAATGTGTGCTTTGTTGTTACGGTTTTCAATTGTATAGTTATATCTATCAGTAACACCATTTACAGAAACAAATCCACTAATAGGAGTTGTCCAAGTAACACCTGTGTTAAATTGCTGAGTTTTGCCGTCAGCAATAATAGTGTCTGTATCAAGTAGTTCAGTACCGTTGTGACCAATTGTAGTTACTGATACTGCTGTTCCTTCTGGAATAGCACTACTATCTGTAAACTCGATTTCCATAGTGTTATAGTTTACTTCATAAGCATCCGAATCAATAGGAACATTATCAAGTTTAACAACCATGCTTGTTACAGTTTGTGGTACATTTTCAAAACCAAAATTAAAAGTATCACCATCTGCTAGATAATTTCTAGTTGTAAGTAATCCTGTACCACTTGATGCACGTTGATAAACTTGTATATCTAATGTATCGTATACTTGTCCAGGTACATGTTCTTCAGGACCTTTGTTTGCAGTCGGTGAAATAAATCCATCACCATCTACAACTATTTCTCCGGCATCAATACCTTTTGCAGTTGTATATAAGAAGTCGCCGCCAGCAAGCTCTGTATCAAGTATACTATTATTAGAAGTAAAGCTGCCGTCGCTTGTGCTTTTACGAATAATAATTACATCACCGTCTGCTGTTGGAACTTCAGGGTCATAGCCTGCAAGATTAATTTGTGTAGTAATACCGTCACCTGTAATAGTTGGTAACAATGCATTACTGTTTGTTTGCTGCGAAGTTCCAAAATAAGGATCATCAACACGTATTGCGTCAATTATAGAATCTTGCGAGCCTTTGTAAACATTATAAAGTACGTTTGGTTCTAGAGGTTCTGGTAATTCAAGTATTTGTGTACTACCATCTAATCTAAACACATAATCTTCTGTGCTAATGTCTGCTTCATCAAATGCAGAGTAACTAAACAGTGTAGTGTCAAATCCTTTTTCGGTACCAAAGCCAATGGTATCAATCTGTACACCAGCATAGTCTACACCATCCATTAACTGACCTAAATCTTTGCCTAACATACCAGATGTTGGTTGATATAAATCAGGATAGAAAATTCTATCTGCTGCATGTAGCATTGCAGGATCTATCATGTATTCTATCATAACATTATCAGTGTTAGTTGACGGAGCATTAACAAACGATACAACACCTTTGTATCTTCTGTAACCTTTGCTCAAATCAATTTGGTTGTAAACTTCGTATTCACTTGAAAGTGATTCAACACCGTTAACATAAACTTTAATTTTGTTAACATTTAGATACATTGGATATTCTAATACAAATTCGGTAGTGGCACCAGTTCCGCTAAATGTTTCAGTTTTGTTAACATTTGTTATATCAAATTGACCTGTGATTCTATCAAACTTGATTAGAACCTTTGTTGCACGTACTTTGCTGTTTCCTAGTATAGGTGTAATAATTGCAGGTACGCCGTCATCGTCTTGCGGTCCTTCAACAGTAACAGTTGGCATAGTAATATATGTTGCATTATTTGTATCTACAATAATCTTGTTTATAGAACCATTACCAATAGTTGCACGACCTTGAAGTGTTGGGCCGTTGCCTCCGCTGATTGTAACAACAGGTTCTGATTGCCAACCTGTGCCACCGTTTGCAATAACAAAGTCTGTGATTTCAAATCCAACATTATCTAACCAATGTTTTTGCGGATATGTTTGTGCTTTATCACTAACAAACAATATCTGGCTATCAATTACTTTGATATCTTCACTTTGAATTTTTTTAGTTTTACTATTATATGTAGGCTGTAAATCAAAGTCAGTAACGCTAGTCTGTGTTAAGTCTACTTTATCGTAACTGCTCACATATTCACGAACTTTAGTTTTGTATGGTTTTACTTCGTTTACGTAATCTTGATAATTTGAAAGATTGTCGTTGCGGAATGTAATACGTTGATCTAATTCTCCGACATTGTGTTGTGCTTTTACAAAACTGGTTTTCATTACCCAATCTACTGTAGGTTGCTCTGCAAGCACATATCTAACACTGCTAAAGAATAGCTTATTCCATTCAACTGACAATTCATTTACAAAAATATTATTTTGTAAAGTCTCCATGATAATTCTTATTTCAGCTGTTGGTTCTCTATCGTAAAGAACTGCATCATAAATTTGATTATCAAAACCACTTTCTACATTGTTAAACAGAAGATTACTAAACTGTATAGTACCATTTTCACGACCAATAGTTTTGTAATTTACAGTATAATCAACTTCTAGCTGATTGTCAATTTTTTCAAGCAATAACCAACCGCCCGATCCAATTGTTTCAATCTTAACAATATCACCTAAGTCGTCATTTAATCCATCAAGTGCATAGCTTCCCGGAATAACGTGATCAACATTAGTTAATTCACTATAACCAGTTGCGTACCAATCAATGTACTGCCAATAATAATCAACATCGTATCCTTGAATTTGTATTCTGTTCCATTCTCTAGATGTTGTATTGTATGTATACAAGCCCCAGAACCCGCCAACTGTACTATCAGAGCTAACAAGTATTGTAAACGGTCTTACAATTGCTCTTGTTGTTCCAAGATAATTTTTACCGCCATTTACAACAACTGCTCTAGTAATTTGTCCTAAGTTGTTGATGTAAGTTTGTATTTTAGCACCTGTACCAGAGCCAACTACTTCAACTGTTGGACCTTTACGCACTGTGCTTGTTCCATCAACATACGATGTATCCTTGTATCCTCTTCCTGGATTGGTAATAGTTACACCAGTAATAGTTCCGTCAGTGATAACTAAATCAAGTGTTGCACGTTCTAAACGTGCTGTACCAACAAATCTAATTAAGTTTTCTGATTCAACAATTTCATCATAGCTATTTGAATAGATACTCGGAGGCAATTCGTATTGTGTTAACGGTGAAATATCATAATTGTCTACAATAAGATAATTTTTAAGTGTACTGTTTACACGTTCAACAATTTGTTTTAGTGCTTCAGTCTTGTTAACAAACATACTTTGGTTTGGCTGATCTAGTACGCCATAACGTCTTGCTATACTTACATCCAAGTCAGGAAGTTGATTTCCTACTTGGTCGTAACCAACTAAACTGTCGATCCATTTTTTAACAAGTTTTTGATTTGGTAAACTTGTTTCCAAACCTTCGGTCACAAGCTGATACTCTCTATGAATATGATTTTCACTAATTTCATTTGTGTCATCATATTCAAAGTGTATAATTGTATTTTTATCGTTTATTAAACTTCTGCAATTATATAATGCAAATTCTCCGCCTGCAAAAATACCAATAAATCTATATCCTTGGCCTGCTGGATCTTGAATTAATTGAGCAATATCGTACGAACTTAATGTTCTATTTGGAGTATATGTAGAAATTACTTTTTTATTCTTAACCCAGAAGTAGTATTTTGCACCGAATGTTCCAGTAATTGGATCATAAATTGTAGCTCTGCTATATCTGTTGTCGCTGTATTTTGTTGTACCGCTTATTCCGTCAGCAATACCTATGTTGGTATCTGCAAGATTATCCCATTCACTAGGAGATAAATCGCTTTCAACCCATTCGTACACATCGATGCTAAATCCTGGTAACAACTTATTCCAGTTGTTTGCACTGTAATCAATGTCATCTTGATAAGGGTTGTACCATTTTGCGGTGCTTAAATCCCACCATACTTTTCCAACATAATCACTTGACCAAACATTTTTAGAACCAGTAGTAGATGCATTAACATTATACACTGCTGGGTCATAATGCAATTTCCAGTTTATTTCTTGATCGGCAACACCTGCAATCTTACCTTGAATTGGATCAATTACATCTAGGTATGTTATTAAATCACCAGTAACTTTGTCATACAAAAAGACATTTTTAATTCTGTCATATTCAGGAAAGTCTTTTGCTACACCAATTTGTTTCCAACTATTTTCAGTTTTGCTACGACTTAAATCAATTACTACGCCAAATTCGTTAGATACGTATTCAACATCTGGCAAACTTAAAATAACATGATTGTTATTAAACAGTATCTGAGGATTAGTTGAAGTGCTTAAATCTCTTTTATATCTTATTCCACCATCAATGTAATAACTATTATATTCTAATGTCTCACCGTATACAAGTACATCGTTGATGCTGTTGTAAACATAAACTTGATTGTAGTTTCTTTCAGTGTCTACAATCTGAGTTGAGAACGAATCAAAATATGTTTCTGTATTATCAAAAATAGTATAATCGTTGTTAATACCATTTGTACTTAGAACAACTAAATCGTTGTTGCTAAACTTAACAACATGACCAAATCTTTCATTTAAACTTGCAACTGGAGCATATAATGTTTGAGATAATTCAAATTCTCCTAATGCAGTATTGTATGTATAAACATATACTGCACCCGAATCTAGACCATTAGTGTCACTAGAAACTGCACCTACTGCAATTTTTGATCCAGTTTCGTTTATACTTGATGATATACCCCATTCTTCGTCTGCATTAACTGAATTAATTGTTTCATAAAATTTGTATCTGTTTTCTTGTTTTCTATAAACGTTTAATTGGTTTTCTTCTGTAACTGTATTTTTACTTAGAATTATTAATACTTCACCATCTTTGCTAACATCAAAAGTTTTACCAATGTTTGTTGCGTCATTGTATGTAGTACTATCAACATCGCCGTCGAGAATATTAACAATAGGTAGATATCCTAGTCTATCAATATCTGCGTCAACTAATTCCCATGCAGGTAACCCTGTCCATCCACCTGGAGCAACATTAACAGTTGCTTGATAGATAGAACCATTGTAGTAAACTTTTTCATTTGCTAGGTATGAGTACGATGCATTGTAATCGCCTCTGTATGTTTCGTCAACACTGTTACCAAATTTATCGTCTCCGTATGGCTTGTCAAACAAGTATATTCTACCGTCATTCTTTTCTGAACGAACAAATAAGTTGTAAGTTAAGATAGTGTTAATGCTACTCTTAATACTTAGACCAAATTTTTCATTTGCAGACGGATACGATGACATTATAGTTTGAACTAATTCAAACTGACCATTCAATGCTTTTTTGTAAACATGAATCATTCCTTGGTCAGCAAGTCCACTGCCTGTACCGTCAACATCAGGTTCTAAAATTTCTACTCTTGCCCAGTCTTGGCTTTCAAGATGTACTGTACTTCCATCTTCAGGAAGATCAATTAGTGCTCTCCACAGTGTTCCTCTGTCGCTAACAATATCGCCAGCACTATAAGCACTGCCTGGTGTAATTTCTCCAACATATCTACTTAATACGTTTGATGCATATGGAGCACCTACAAACAGATATTGTCCATCAGCAGTTATATCTACACTTGTACCAAACCCAGTATCAGGATCAGAGAACAAGTTTGGATAATCAATAATTTGACTTTGAACATAACTTCCTAGTTCACTACTACGACTATAAACAACTACTTGGTTTGAATTTTTTTTGCCTATTGCTAAAATTGTATTACTACTGTTTCCGCAAATAGCATCACCAAATGATCTATCATTATCGCCGTTTGGTAATTCTTGTTTTTGAGAGTAAGCAAATTGATTTTCGTATGTGGCAAACTTTTCATCGCCTGTGTTATCAATCCAAATTTTGTCGCCGGCTGTAACACCTTTGTTTATAAACAATGTATTTGCATCATCAAGTTTTTCAAGTCTTTTTGATAGCATTTGAGTTACAACACCTGTTGTACTATCGCTAAGGTCTTTACTACTATCAGTAAGAGGTGTGTTTAGTGCAAACTCAACATAGTTAGGACCTTTTGCTGTAACAAATCTAAATCCATCTACTTCAGAATTTATTTGTCTTAAACCTACTAAATCGTCTACTTCAAATTTTATATTTTTATTAAAGGTTGCTCTAAAACCTGTGTCAGTGCTGTCAATTCTAATAATACGAGCAGGTACAATTACATGCTGATATACATTCCATGTATTTTTGTAATCGGGTACCCAAACGCAATCACCAATATTAACACCAGTAATATCCAATGCTAAAATATCATTAAATGTTTTAGCAATAAAATCTATCTGATCAAGTTTTACATATCCAGCAGTTTTGCTTACTTCGTCTGGTGTAAATTTTACAGGCAACGGAGCATTATTGTAGTTTTCTGGTTTTATGTAAACATCTTTACTTGGATATTGATATGTTAAATCTGTTCTAGTATTATCTACATTTTGTACCAGTTGCAATAACTGTGGTTCTATGCGGAATTTCGATTCGTCTAGTGCTAATTCAAACTCTTTATAAGTGTCAGTGTTTCCATACTGTCCAACACGGAATGCCCACTCTTCATAGAATTGTAAACTATCTCTATCAGCACTGCCTAACTTATCAAACAATTTTGTAAGTGCATTGTTAGTACCCTTGTCTTGAATAAATCCTTGATAGAATTTATATTGGCTAATATCGTCAGTTATGATATTGCCAAGGTATTCACGTTTTTGATAGCCAATTAAATGCTGTGCAAGTCTTTGTTGCTCACTATCAAAATTGTCAGTGTCTAAATCATAAAAATCGGCAAATTGTTTTACACGATAATCCCAGTTAGGTTTTAACGCACTTTCTGGTTTTTCTGGTAATCTATTAAAGTTTGTATCTTCGAATACTTCAGTACCAGTGTGTGTATTTTTTGCTGAATAATAAAATTCTTTGTATTTTACTAGATCACCAATTGTGTAATCTTGGTATGGTTCCCAATCTGTTATAACAACATCATCAAGAATAAATCCTGGAATATTTAATGTACCATTCCACTCATCGGTTCTATAACCTGAAACTTTGATACGTTCTTGTCTATACCCAGCATTAGGATCATAAATGGTATCATTGAATACTGTGGTATTGTCAATTAACACCACATGTTCTGTTTGCACTAGTAAAAGTTTTGCAAAATAAATTCCTTGTTCGGTGTTAACTGGTATTACACTAAATTGTGTACTGTTGTCTCTATTAATATTGCTAAAAGAAGATGTAATTTGATTTCCATTTTCATTTAACAATCCATAACCAAACTTGCCTTGATGTACATCATATACTGTGTAATAATTTCTACTAAACACTAGTTTATTAGCAGCCGGACTTAATGTAATAATTGTTCCTGCTGCCCAATTCTGTGTTGTCCAGAAAAGGAATTCTTTGGAAATTTGTTTCCAGTTTTCGATAACATTGTATTCACTGTTAAAGTAATCAAAAACAAATCCTTGATATTCTAAGTATTTTCCGTATCCTAAAAGGAAATCTATCAAGTCTTGAACATTGTTAAACTCAGTACCATATTGTAATACTGTAGGTTTTTCTTCAAATGTTTTTCTAAAATAAGCTGTAACACCACCAAACACTGGAAGTTCTTTTAAACGTGAAAAATTCGAATTAACAAAACTTGTTGTTGTAGTATGTGTAGTTGTTGCTCTATAAAACTGATTGTTGTATCTTACAACTTTACCTGCAACAATAGTTTTACCTTCTGACCACTCAATATAACTTTCGCTGATTCCACCTACTGTTGATGATGGATCAACTTGAGTCGGAACAGCTCTAAAATATTTAAACACAGGATTTTCAATATCGTATCCTTTTACCTTATAACCTTTAGATGTTTTTTCAACTACAACACCACTGTAATTTACAATTTCAACAGGACTACTTGTAGTGAGTTTTATTTTATAGTTCTCACTAGGTACAAATACGTTTCCTTTGTTTAATGGAGTTCTGCTATCAAGTATAAGTTTTAGTTTTTCTTTTTCTGCAAAACCAGCAAGTTTAAATGCCATTTTTTGATTTAAATTTGTTAGTTCTTCAATGTATGATTGCATAGTTGTATCAACATTGGTGTATATTGCTTCTGCAATCCAATTTACTAAACCTGCTGTATACACAACATTATTGTTGTTTTTAGTTTTTGGAAATACTAAATCTTTGGTTCTTAATCTTTTTTCAGTATCTTCGTAAACTAACTGACCTACAAAATTTCTCTTGATTCTGCTTCTGTCAAATGTTAAGCCAAACACTCTTGCTGGTCTTAAAACAATTAAAGCCATCATTAAGGAATATGGATAGTCGCTGCTGCGTCTCCACGCAGTTTCAACTGGTGCACCGTCACCGAATGCAAAACTTCTAGTTTGTGTTCTAAAACTAAATTCTTTTGCATAACCAGAATCTAACGGACTTATTAATTCGCCGTATTCGTTTACAGGTATATTGTTTACTAGGCCAGGACGTAGATATTTTTTGTTTCTAATAACTGCTTTGCCTGGCTCTCTGATTACACCTTTTTCAAGATCTTTCCAAAGTATTAAATTATCTTTAGTATACGGTGCAGGACCATAAACATCAGTCCACCAGCTAGGCATAATGCTAAATCCTAGCATTTCCCAAGGATGTGTATGTGGACGATCTGTGTCAAATGCATTTTTATAAACTTCTCTCCAGAAACCCGGAAGCTGTTGTCCTTGTGCATTTACACAACGACTGTAATTATATGTAAAAGTTTCACCTTCTTGTATAATACTTCCATCGGTATAGTTTAGATTACCTGCTTTTCTTGCCCACTTAATAAATTCGCTGATTAATATATTGTTTATTTGTGAATGTGTAATTCCAGTATTTCTATAGAACGAAGGTACATAATCAGCAATATCAAATATACTTGGATTGTATTCAACTTTGATATTGTTAAAAATTCTACGTTCAAGTTCTATTAATAAATCATCTCTGTAATCGCCATATGCAATAGTAATACTACCGTCGTGACCCCTAATAACTTCTACAGGTTCTGCATAGCTAGTATCTACAAACTTTTCTGGAACATACTTTGGATATATTCCTAATACACTAGGTGTTTGCGGAATATAACTTGCTTCAGTATTTTCGTATTCGTTGATAGTAACAATATCATCATCGGATAATGTTGCAGTAATTAATACAAATCCTTCGTCAGTAAATGTGTAATCCACACCATGTACAAGTTGTTCACCGTTTAAGTAAACATACACTGCTTTGTTTGTTAATGAATTTAAATTAAATGGTGTGCTTAATGCAAAATAAGGATTTCTATAATCTAAAACTGTATATTCTAATTCTTTGTATCCGCCGAAACCGATCATGTCAGAACTGTAAAACGGCATTGTTTTTGCTTTTGTTTTAACATATTCTTTCATTACCAATTCAAACATCTTTTTAGATGTTGTATCAACACCAATGTTTTCAGCAATTTGAATTAAAGACTTTTTAAACTTTGAATATTCATCTTTTGCAAAAATGATTGATTTTAGTATGTCTGCATTATCGTCTGCTAAATGATACAGCGGCAAATTGATAGGACCGCTGTGTTGAACAAACTTAGTTCCGTAAGACGATACATTTCCTAAATCACGTAAATTATTTGCACCTGGCTGTATGCCTACAAAATTATTCAAGTCTTGAGTGATGCTGGTTATATGTTCGTTGATTTGACCAAATGTAAACTCTGATAGATTGTTGTTTAATGGATTGTTTTCAAAGTTGCTAGGTATCTCATAATAACCGTTATCGTTTTTATCAGCAGTAGTATATGTTTTTATAACAACAATATCTGTTGATTCGAGATCTGCGGTTAACACAACTCTACGTGTTGTATTAACATTTACCAATGAGTAATCAACACCTTCAACTAGTGTATCGTTATTTTTATAAACTTTAACAATTAAGTCTGTTAAACTAGCACTGTTATTATAAACGTCAATTGGCAAGTTGTTTACACGTTCTTGACCTGTAAATCTTTGAACCACAAATTGTCTGCTAAGTGTGTGGGCTTTTGTCCATCCGTTAGCATATTCAAAAGTATCTCCGTCTTCATTATAAATTTTAAAAAATCCAACATCGCTATTAATTGTATATGTTTGTTGATTAACTTTATACGAATACATATCAGTTTGAATATTGTTATCAAATATAATGTCTCCACTGTTTACTAGGTTTTTGTAAACCAATGGAAATCCTAGTTCAACATCATTTACACCTTCGCCTTCTCTATAAGAGAAAATTTTGTTTCCTTTAAAATCAGTAGCATCATAGTAATTTGTATCGCTAAAACTAATACCGTTTTCGTCATACAAATCAAACATAATAGGTTGGTTAACTTTTGTTTTATCTTGAGCCATTACCCATTCTGTACCATTATACCAGAACATACGGCCAGCATAATCGTTACCTGAACGAATTAAAACTGTTTCGTCCTCAAAAGGTAATGCATCCTCATCTTCGATTAAACTTATTTGATAATTGTTTAGATGTCTTATAAATGTAACTTTATAGATTTTTCCGTTGACCATTGAATCAGGATCTGCTACAAATAATACACGCATACCTTCAACTAGTTCAACTCCATCAACATAATGTCCTATACTTCCTTCAATGGTGCTAAAAACATCTTTTGTATATGTGTCTATTAAGTCAACTGTGTTTTTCTTCTTAGTACCATGATTTAACAATCTGATGCCGGGTTCAAATTCAATAATAGGACGTTTGGCTCTAGCACTTTGATCTAAGTCCATTAATTGATTGTTAATTTCTGCACTTTTTGCAATAACGTCTTTGTGGAACCAACGATTATATCTTGACCATGCATTTTTACTACTATCTGTTCTTGCCATTACAATGTAATCTTTAGTACCTGCATAGCTTTTTGCATCACTAAAAGGAACACGATCAAACCCGTTTGTATCAAATGGAATTACAGTGTCTTGTGTAAACACTGCTGGAACTTGCAAGTCAGTAACCGGTACCAACGAAATACCAGAACCAACACCTTCTACATAATAAAACCCAGTTGCATATGTCTCTGGTGTTACATTGCCAATAAAATACACTTTCATACCATTTGACAACGACCAACCGTCGCTGGTAGTATAAGTTTTTTTACCAATAATTTCTGCTTCAACATCAATTACACTGTTTTCTTCAATGTTAAAAACATCAAATGCACAACTAGTATCTAAATCAAATTGACTTACAACATATAATGTATCTGGTGCATTTTCAGGGATTGTAAATTCTATTACACCTTTTTCAATGTATCCATCTTCAATAAAATATTCAGGTTCAATTAACGGATCTAATTCAGGATATAGTGTAACACCTTCTGTGTAAAGTGTTGAAATTAACGAAATGCTTTCGCTTAAAGGATCAGGCTTAACACTACGACTAGTTGCAATACTAATTGGACTACCGTCTGTGTTTACTTCAAAACGATATGTTTGTCCTCTGTATAATTTAATACGAGGATTTCTAGTCTTTCCATCAGGTGTAAAAATTAATGCAGTATTATCATCGTCGATAACAGTTTTAATTTGATATGTGCTTGTAATTCCTAGTGCTTGTCCTTTTACAGGTACTTCTTGAGGACCGTTAGGTAACCAATAGTATTCACGGAAATTACTAAATTTATCAAAATCAATGTGAGGGTTCCAAGTATAAAATTCTTGTTCGTTTAATTTGCTATGGTTAGCAGTAGTACCTTTATAAACATTAACTAGTCCGATTAGATCTTTGTAGTCTTTGTAAAACTTTGCATTTCCAAACTTATCTTCGTAAACTGTTGCTGGTTCAAATTGATAGTTGTTTCTAAATGCATTTATATCATCAACATAATTGTCATCTACTGATACTGCTTTTGCTTCTCTGCGTCCAACAAATCCACTAAGTTTTTCAACAACACCAGAATTAGCGAACTGGTCTAATGTACTACCTAAGAACTTTTTGTTTGCATCAGTTCTAAAATAACGAGGTAAGAATTCACTAGTCTGTCTTGGGTCATTCTTTCCTGTTGGTAGTGGATATTCGTTCTGGTTATCGTTGTATGCCATTATGCATTATCTCCGCCGGTAATAATATATGTGCTTGAGGCTGTGTTACTTTGTACACCTGAATTTGCAGTAGTGCTACTTGAAATTACTGCACCAGATGCTTGTAATCTGCTTGCTGTGATTGCATCAATAATTTTGATATCGTCAACTGTTGCTGTACTAATAAAGATTTCGTCACTTTCTGATTTTATTTCATAAAGACTTCCAAAGCTCTGTGTTTCTTGAACTGGAACAAGAACAACACTCACAACATCTGGCGAAAGTTTATTCATAATATATGTTGATAGTTCTGTAAAATAGAACGTTTCGCCAAAGTCCCAATTTTCTAATGCAAAAAATTCATTTATTGCATCAATTGTTTTTGCTTTTACTTCGTTGTCGTTTACAATTTTTTCAATATTTTTTACAATTTTAATTTCTGCTTGTAAATCAACACTTGCATTGCTACCAAAAAGTGGTTTGTATTTTACTGGATGATAAATTACTTCGTCACTAACACTTTTAATTTTATTAACTTCTTGACCGTAGTTAAGGAATAAATTATCGCTGCTAGGAGGAAGAGGTTTAGTTGTTGTTTTACCAGAAATCCAATCTCTATAATCATTATCGTATGTTCTTGTTAACAGATATACATCCATGATATTGCTACTACTTGGATCAATTCTCATTGTATCATCAGCAGCATGTAAATATTCAAATTTAATTCCGCTACGCCCAACAAACGCTTGGTAATCGGCTGTTTGTTCCAGCGTATTAGTTGCAGTGTTTAATACTTTAAAAATATCTTTTTCTACAAGATAAAAAACAGCACCATCATCATATTGACTAAATGCACCAATCGATGCTTCACTTCTAACCACTGTTATATTTTCTGCAACAGCATCAACATAGTTGTATGTTTCTGTCTTGTTTATTGTTGCTTTCTTTTGGAAAATATATTTGGTTAACGGATTTACTGTTGGAGCAACAAAATGATCAAAAATATCAGGATCGTCAATAACACCATCGTTGTCGCTGTCGTAAAAACCAATTTCTACTTTTTTACTATCAACATATCCTGCACTGTTTTTGAACTCGTTTTTAATTTCCCATACAAAACTATTAGTAAAACTACTTAAACTATCAGGTTGATTGTTGTTACTCAAAAGAGTAATTTTATCTTTGATAACTTTTCCTGTTTTACTGTCATAGATTTTGTTATTGCCATCAAAGTAAAATCTTATACGCTCTTCACTTTCGTAAATGTATCTTGATCCTCTAGATGTAACTGTGTATTTTTCGCCATCTGTTTCAAACAATAATAACCAACTAGCATCAAGTTGCTGATTTGTGTTATCACCTGTTTTACCTAAACTAAATGGAGATATTGAATTCAAATTTGTGTTTGTAATAACTCTCCAAGTTCTTGTTTCTGTATCGTAACGTAAACCAAAAGTTTTGTAAGCAAATATCTGATCTACTACTTGACGAGTTACATCAGTAGAAATACTTGTTGTTAATACAGGAATAATTTGTTTAAGAGTTGCTTTAACTAAATCTGTAGACGGAATAATATCGTTGAATACAATTGGACCTAATCCTGTATCATTATCAACAACTGTTCCGTTTTCAACAATGCTTATTACTTTAACCCAACGATAAGTTAAGTCACCAACTTCGGTTGGCGTTCCTGCAACAATTCTATTTCCTCTAAAAAAGTAGCCTGTAGGTGCTTCAAATTTTAATAGTGCATTTGGTTCAATAAAACGCAAAATACTCTGTGTATAAGAACTTACACTTGCTTTAAAATTGTTTTCATCTACAAAATAACCTGTGCTTCTATTTGTATCTGTAGTAACATTTACCCAAGTCAAGTTTAACTCAGAAACTGCTTCTGTTCTAGGGAAGTTTCTAAAGTAATAATTTTTAATTTTATCAGTTTTTAATATAGGTTCAATTTGATTTCTTATAACTGCTTCAATGTCAGTTCTTGTTGTAAATTCAAATCCAGTATAATCATTTAATGTTTCTTTGTAGATAACACCGTCGTTTCCAAACATTAATGTGTTTGTGTATTTTCCTGATGCATCACGCAAATCAAAATATCTACTAATACCACTGCTAGTTCTGTTAACTGCTTTTGTTTTAATAATTTCTTGACTTACACTCGAAATACCAACGTTATAATCTTCACCTGTAATTAAACGGTTTTGTGTATAGTAAGTACTAGGAGCATTTGCTTTAATGCTTGCTGTTTCTTCGCTGGTTGTACCGTTTGTTACTGTGTATTTTAATTCTAAATACAAGTTAAGTGTTTCTTCTCTACCTGCTTTACTAATGTAAGGAATTTGCAGGTTGATATTTGTTAAATCACTTGGTAGTATTTTTAATTGCTTGTTAAGACTGGTTCTATAGTAAAGTTTATATGAACCTTTTGGCAATTCACCAAAAACGCCATCACTGAAAATTAGGCTAATTTTATCATCTACACGGCTAAGAACACTATATATGGTTCTAATGTTTTTGTTAATGCTGTTGTAGATAATGTTATTGCCTTCAATGCTATCAACTTTAGTCCACAATTCACTTTCTAAATTATTGCTGTCAAGTTTGTACAACCAAACATCGCTGTTGTTAATTTTTGTAGTATCAACATTAACTACTGTATTTGGTGTAGGGTTGTTTATTGAAAATAAGTTGTTCTGCATTGAACCTTGACGGAAGTGACAGAAAAATCCGCTGTTATTTGATCCTGCACCTTGACCATCATCTCTGTACAAAAATGCTAGTTTGTTTCCAGGAAACGGTTCTTCTTCATATATTGTGTTATCTTCAAAGTTAGTACTTGTAATTTCAAATCTAACACTGTTGCTATCAATATTTTTTGTAAAACTATACAAAGGTATTTTTGTACTATTTGCGTTAAATCTGTACTGCTCAGTTAAAACACTATTGATTGTTTCTTTTTTAACCGGACGACCAAATGTGTTAGTTGTCGGCAATGCAGCATTCATAATTTTAATAAATTGTTCATACCAATCAGCATTTGATCCGTCATTCCACAAAACTGTTTGACCGCTGAGATTTACTCCATTGCTGTCGTACACATCTTCTGTGGTGCTAATACTTTCAATTTTTAGTAAGCCGTTTGCTGCTTGGTTACGTTTAGGATTATAACTAATCAAACGTGCTAGTCGGAGAACACTTTCTCTACGATCCGCAGTTTCGATATAGTTTTCACGTGCATTTAGGTCGGTACGGAAAGCAAGGTTTTGACCTAGGAATGCAATCAAATCAATCAGTGCAAGGTATTCTGAGCTTTCAATATAGTCGTTGAAATCCTCGGGATAGTTTTGACGTATATAATTAATCATTACTCGACGTAGGTTGTCGAAGTCATAACTTTCAAAGTCTGCATACTTGAAACTTTGATAAATTCTTTTCCAATCTTCTGCCAGAAGAAGTCTATTTTGACGCTCAGTGCTTGACATGTCGTATTCCTTGCTTTATATGATATTTATCTGGATTCAAAAAGTGCGTACATTAAAGAAGACCGTTTGCTTGGTCGAATTTTAGCTGCACAGTTTCGCTAATATTATAAGGCAAATAGGACAATTGACACTTAACTTCTATGCCACTTTCGTACTCAGAAACTTCAACTTTTTGCACATTTACACGAGGATCATAGTTTACAATAGTAGTGACATTTTTAATAATTGCTTCTTTTATTTCGCTGGTCAACGGCTCATATAAAATATCCCAAATTATTGTACCAAATGTAGGATCACTGAGTTTTTCACCTTGACGTATATGAAAATGATTAATAATATCCTGCTTGATTAATGCTAAATCGTATAATTTAAAATTTTTAACAGACGAATTAACCGTACTCAACCCTCTGTACGCTTTTGAACGCACAGGACTATCAACTGTTGGTGAATCGATGGTTATATTTTTATATAATTGTTGCTCTGCCATACTGTATTTACCCTATTTGTATTGCACCGTTTGTAACTCTTCTAATGTTACTTGATGCTTCTGTTAGAGCTGTAGCTGCTCTTCTTGGGTTTTGAGCAAAAGCAAATCTGTCGCCGTCTTGCTGTAATACTCTTCTAAATTCTGTTTCAGCAGTTCTTGCTCTAGCTGCTAAATCTGCAAACACAGGATTACCTGTTTGTGCAAAAAATGATCCATCTGCACCTGTTGCAGCACTTGCTAATCTGTTGAGTCCGTCTGCAGGATTTTCTGCAAAACGCATTTCACCTAAAATTCTATCTGCTGTTATTGTCGATACTGCCGATGCTAGGTTGGGTGTTCTTAGTACACTTGCACCAACTGCTCCTACTGCATCTGATGCAATGGCTTGTAATTCAGGCGATAAAGAATTAAACCCTTCTTGGATGCTAGAAACTATTCCACTTGCAGCATTTCCTAATTCTTCAATTACAGGACCAACGCCAGGAATACTTGTTAAAGCATTTCCTAATTCTCCTGCAATATGTCCTACTGCATTTGATAAACCTTCTGACAGCGATCCAAGAGCTTGACTTAATCCTGCACTTAATTGATCAACCATTCCACTTAATGCACCTGTTAAACCGGTTGCACTTAAAAAGTCTTGCATAACAGGTGGCAAACTAGAAAGCAGATTGTTTAATGCACCACCAAGTATAGAACTAAGACTGCCTTGCAACCCTTGCAAAAACGAATCTGGGTTTAAAAGTACACCTTCTCCTGTTAAACTTTGAATATCAGTTCTCGGTGCAAGAAATTCTAATCCTGGTGTAAGTCCTGCAAATGTTTCTGGTGGGGGTGTTTCGCTTGCTGCTTCAGTCTGACTACTAGGTGCTTGTGTACTGCTTGGACTTCCACCCAATGACGGACCTATTCCTGCTGCACTAGCTAGTCGCGGATCTACTTGGCCTTGACCGTAGCCAATTTCAGTACTACTTTGTGTGCCAACTCCGCCATCATTTACCGGCCATGTATCTGCCATAATTACTCCCTCTTACTATAATATTTATAGTTCATTCATAGGCGTTCTATCTGTCTGAACTTTTCTATCTTCATAGTGAATATCTTTGCTTGCATCTGCAACTGCTTCAGTTTTGTCTGGTGCAGTTTCCAACGGGTTCCAGTTTTCATGACCATCCCACGGCTCGTGTTGTGGTACACGATGAGGAAACTTAGCTTTTACTGCTTCTGCTGCTTCTGCTGCTGCAGGTCCGTTAAGATGAATATCACCACCTGAAATTGTTGTATTAGCTGCACCAATAGAAAAATCCCCACCAGCAGTTACTTTTGAAGCACCGCCTGCTTTAATATTAATTTCTGCACCAGCTGTAATATTGCCATTAGCACCAACTTTAACTTCTAAATTACCTGCTGCACTTTGAAATATATTTTCATTGACAATCATATTGATATTTCTACCAGCTTCAAAATTAATATCTCTGTCTGCTGTAAAATTCATGTCTGTTTCTGTGTGAAAACTAATACTATCTTGTGCATATACATCTAATTTGCCGTTGCTGCTCATTTCAATCCAACAAGTTCCACGACTATTATTAATATAAATCAAATCTTCGCTGGTATGCATTAATATTTGAGCACCTGTGCGAGTTTTTAAGCGAATCATTTCGTTTGCAGGAATAGTTACATCGCCGCCTTGTTCGCTTGCTTCTTTGTTCATGTATTTGTATTCTGTATCTTTAGGAGAACCTTTGCGTATTTGCTTGTCGTCGCCGTCATCAATAAAAATACTACTGCTACCTAATCTACTAACTGGTATATTTGCTTTAGATTCTTTAACACCAACAGGTGCAGTAGGTTTGCCGCCACGTTTATCTAATGGACCAGGACTGCTAAAACCTACAACAGCACTAGGTGTTTCACGCTGAGCACTAGTTGTTGTAATACCACGCACTTGATCTTCGACTAAACCTTGCTCAATTAGTTTTGCAGCTAATTCTTCATTAACAGGTCTTTTGTATTTCACTACATTATTAGCAGCTGGTTTAGTAATTGCTTTGTTGTATTCGCCTGTTGGCAAGGGTTTGCCTGCAAATCCGTCTGGTATTTTACCCGAAGTTTGTTCTGTTGCTGGATCACCTGCAGGAAGCATATATGTCATACCTCTTTGCGGAATACAAGCAAACCAATATCCATAATCTTGGTTGCCTTCTACAAACGTTACAAGTACTAAACTACCCGGGTCTGGCGGCACTGCCCACCACCCGTAACTTTTTTGTGTATTTGCAAAATCATCGTTTTTTCCAGGGCCATTTTGACTGTTTGTTAATCCATAAAACGGACTAGCATAATAAACTTCAATAGTTTGACCTAAAGTTTCGCCAATATTGCCTGCTTCGCCTGTTTTTAACAATTGAACTTTTAAGCCACCAAGATACAAGCTATCTAAATGTTCAATAACTCTAGCAATATACGGACCAGCTTTTTTTGGTGTTTCACCAGAATCTGCTGATCTTGTTAATTCTGCCTTTGGGTTATTTTCTGCCATTTAAATCTCCGTTAAAATGCTGTGTGACTTTTTTCTGATGGAGTAGCAGTAGTAACATTAACTGCTAGATCATCACTGCCATCTGTGTTTGTGTCTTGTTCTTGGTTTCTGCGTCTTATTAAATTTAATCTCTGTGTAAATGCACCAGAACTTATTGAATTAGTAAGGTGAGTTACATAATATAATCCGCTAAATGCATCAACAGGAATAGTATCTTCAGGATAATGCATTCCTCCTGTTTCATCATTGTAATCAATTGGTGTTCTAAAATTCAAAAGAATATCAACTTGACTTCTTTGATATTCCATTGTTCCATCTTGAGTAACATTTAAACTTTCAACAGGTGCAGTATAGTTACCCATTCCGCTGTCAAATATGAAAAACGGATCGCCTAGTATTTCTAATTC